GCGGCGGGCCCCAACCCGCCTGGCGAATTGCTCGTTCCCCCCATTCACATGGGGGGCCGTTGCCTTATATAGCTGTAACGTGGGGACGCTCATTTTTCTTAGGCCCTAGGAGACGCTCATTCAGCTTAGGCCCGCGTTAAGGCTTGGTAACCCAAGCCTTAACCCAGACCTAAGCCTTAACCAGAACCGTAACCGGGTGGCTTAGCGTATGTCTATAAAAGGAAGGTTCGAAGGCAATATTTCTTGCTTTCAAAAACATTCAAAAATGTCATGTCAAAAGCACTCTACTGGATCCTCACCATCGAACACCACAACTTCGTCCCTTGGAAGCCCACCGAAGTACAATACATCAAAGGTCAACTCGAGTGCGGTAAAGAATCCAATTATTTACACTGGCAACTTTTTGTTGTCCTCGGAAAGCAAAGCAGACTTGCAACAGTTAAAAGAATATTCGGCGACACCGTGCATGCCGAACCAACTAAGTCCTCTGCTGCAGAGACCTACGTTTGGAAAGAAGACACTGCCGTCCCAAACACACGTTTCGAACTCGGTGAACGAAAGCTCAAACGAAATTGTAGTAAGGATTGGGATGCCATCAAACAACAAGCGATTGAAGGCAAACTCGACCAAATTCCTTCAGACGTTTTCATTAGAAGCTATAACTCACTCAAGAGAATTGGCGTGGACTTTGCACGGCCAGCTCCTAGAGAGGTTCGGTGCAGAGTGTTTTATGGATGTTCCGGCAGTGGAAAATCTTTCACTGCCTGGAGCGAAGCCGGTATGGACGCTTTCCCAAAAGATCCTTGCACCAAGTTTTGGGATGGTTACCAAGGCCATCAAAACGTGGTTATTGACGAATTCAGAGGAATTATCAGTATCTCCCATCTCCTCAGATGGTTGGATCACTATCCAATGTTGGTCGAAATCAAAGGTTCTGCAACAGTCCTGAAAGCAAACAACTTTTGGATTACTTCAAATTTACATCCTCGACAATGGTATCCTGAACTCGACGAAATAACTATGCAAGCCTTATTAAGAAGACTTGAAATTATTGAAATGAATACACCATATCAATAAACTTTATTTAATTAAGTTTCAAAGTACACAGGTTGGGTACGAATATTATTCATAAATTTACATGTAGCACCAATCTGTAACTCAACCTCATACGCAATCTTAATCTTGACGGCTTCATCATCATCGATATACTTCTGAAAACCGTAGATACAAAATTTGCCCATACTAGACAACATATACTGCGTAGTGTTAATCTCCTTAAGATACATATCAACCAAATTCGGAAACGATATACGTCGATGACTATACAACGAATTGTACTTAGTAGCACCAGGAGCAAACTTCGACACAGACTGAATAGATTTAACCTTGGTAAAAAACTTTGTAGTTTCAGGAGGATGGCGCAGCCATGATAAACTTCCATTCATATTATCAGTACGAGATACTAAAATCTTGCCAATCTCGTTATTGCCAATAAAAGGATTATGGGGTGTCCCTGTCTGGGGTGCCTTAAGATAAGTGCCAGTACCATTTCCAGAATACTTTTGGCCAACAAGGAAATTAATATCATTAGTATCAACCTCATCAGTTCCTGCCTCATTAGGAGTACGATTCTGAATCTTTAAACGGGAAAAAGCAGTCATAGTAAGCATAGCAGTATCAAGATAAAAATCTCTTGTTAATGCTCCGCCACTAGGAGTGATAACCAAAGAATATGGACGTAAAGCAGGAGTATTATCCATTGCAATATACAAAGGACCAATAATACTGCCAGTAATATTATTCAAAGTATCAGTAGCCACAAAAATGACATTAATCGACGTTGTTGCTGTCGCAGTCGGATTAGCATAATAAAGAAATCCAAGACTTCCGGAAAACCCAATTTGGTCGTCAAAATTTCTATAAAATTTCCCAAATCTCGACAAAGCCGCTTTTAAAATAGCTCGTATAGCCATATTAATCATGTTCGCCGCTGGCATATTCGCATGACCAATGTATACAGCCTCTGCATCATCGGTAACAGCAGACGTGATATCAGTATTTTCAATAATGAGCGCAACACCATTTTTGCTATGATCGACAGGACGCATCGCACGGCGCTTCCTACTAAGACCTTTAACCTTACGAAGCGGTCCTCTACGCCTTCCTCGTCTATTTCGACGACGAAGATAACCTGGACGCCCATTGGACGTAGTCAAATTACGGCGTCCTCCACCACCAGAACCGCCTGATCCATTTGCAGCACGTGAAGAAGATCCTTTAAGATTAATATTTTTCTTAACCTTATTAGAACTGCGGTAGGAATAGAATCTATCTATAAACCGCATTTTAATTTATTTACCTGAAGTCAATTGGTTAGAACTGGGTGCGCCACTTGCAAACGGCTGGCGTTGCCTCATAAGTCTAACTCCAAATCGTCCATAGGGACTGTTACGTCTAGGGGTCCAAGTAACAGACCGCATAGCTCCACCAGCTTGCCTAATAGCATCGCGAGCAGCTCTATAGGACGCTCTACCAATCTCCTGTAACGCACCATTTGAAGCAGCTCCAGCTAAAGCAGCTCCAACTTGCAAAACACGAGGAGTTAAAGGAGGAGTATACTGTGAAACCTGACGGTTAGACATTTAATTTTTAAACGAAAAGACACCGGGTAGACAAACTAGATTTGTACACCCTCTCAACCAATCAAATTGCAGGATTGGCCTTTTTTGTCTAATGGTTAGCCGCTGTAGTAAGTAATACTAAGGTAGACAACGAGTAGACACTCGTTGTCAACCTTTGAGTTATTACTACAGCTTAAGTCACATTGGCTAAATCCTAAGGGGTCAGGACGGCCTTTCAGGCCTATTGTACCCCCCTCCACGCATATTCGCCGAGCCCTTGCTAGCGCGAGCGCACAAGGTCTCTTGGTGCGGCGGGCCCCAACCCGCCTGGCGAATTGCTCGTTCCCCCCATTCACATGGGGGGCCGTTGCCTTATATAGCTGTAACGTGGGGACGCTCATTTTTCTTAGGCCCTAGGAGACGCTCATT